CACCCCCGACGACGCCATCCGCGGCCTCCGCCGGCTGACCATCAACGAGCTGGCGGAACGCGCCCAGGTCGAGGAGGTCATCGGTGATCCGATCGGCATCTACAGCCTCACGCTGGCCCAGGTGCGGGAGCGGCTGGGGGTGGGGGTGTGACTCACCTCCGGCGTCTGTGGTGGTGGATCGAGGCAGGCTGGCGGTGCCCGTTCTGCAACCAGCGCTGGCGGCACTTGAGCTTCTGTCGGTGGCGGCTGTGAGCGCGTCTCTTAGCGCCCCGGGAGGCATGGACTGATGCCCAAGCTTCACGGCACACCTGGCCAGCGTTCGCTATGGCCGAGCATCGCGACTAGCGTTCCCCTGGCCCGCTGCAGCCTCGAGGCGCAATTGCTGTTCGAGCGGCTCATCAGCCAGGCGGATGACCAGGGCCGACTGCAGGGTGAGCCTGTCCTGGTGGCCGCGGCGTGCATGCCTCTGGTCCGCCGAGCCACCCCGAAAGCCATCGAGCGATGGATCGACGAGCTCCTTGAGGCCGAACTCGTCCTCTGGTACCAATCGCGACGCGAGTGGCTCATCCAGATTCGCAACTGGTGGGACCACCAGAGCGGTCAGCGGTGGATCTATCCGTCGCGCTGGCCTGCACCGCCGGAGTGGGAGGACCGTGCTCCGAAGACGCCTCAGCCGATCGAGGAAGCCATCTCTGCAGCGGCGTCACGCCGGAACCGCGCCGGAATCCTGCCGGAACCGCGCCGGAATCCTGCCGGCGTCACGCCGGATGTTGGAGTTGGAGTAGCCGGTGGAGTTGGAGTAGCCGGTGGAGTAAGCGGTGCCGGCAGCACGCCGGCACGCGAGCCGGTGATGCTCACCGACGACCAACGGGCGGACAGCATCCGGGGGAACCAAGAGCTGGTCGACAACCCCGATACGCCCGACGTTATCCGGAAGGTGGCGCAGCGGACGATTGAGCGACTCGAGGCGGCTCAGGGTGGTTCCTCTAACGGGGAGCCTGACCCCCTGGAGGCAGCGGTCGATGACGCCCTGATGCCGAGAGCTGGCACCGCCAAGCAGTACCAGGCCATGCGTGACCTGGCTGGCCAGCTGAGCGAATCGACCGTCATCGCTGTCCTGCGGCGGGCGGCGGGTGGGGATGACGCTTATGGGTCCGCCTTCCGGGAACTGCGCGACTTGGCGAAGGCACCGCGGCGACGGTATGCCCCTGCTCCTGGTGCGTTCGACGCAATCGTCCAACGCGACGATCTGGCAACTGACCATGGGTAGGCGGACCCGGGGGGGAGGGGTGCTGACGCAAAAAGGGGCAATAGCCCAACACCCCGACTCAGGGTCGAATACACACTCCGGGAACTCCAGAGGTCGGCGCTGGCTGAATGGTCGATGGGTGGTGGAGACACTGGACCGCCGCTGTCCATGTGGTGCTCTGATACCACCGCGTATCGGTAAAGGCGCGCCATTCAAATACTGCGAAGCCCATGCGCCATCGAACCGTAAAGCGGTGGCGGATTGGTATCACACCCATGCCACGGACATCCGCGAATACCAGCGCCGGCGGCATGGGTATCGCCCCAAGTCGGCATATCTCTGCATCTCGTGCGGCCGCCAGACGAGGGGCTATGTCGACGATCGATGCGTGGCCTGCCGAACCAAAGAACGTGCGCGAGAAAGGCGTGGAGCAGAGGACCGACCTATCACCTGCGCCGGATGCGAGCGTCAACTCACCGTCCACAACCGAACCCAGCGCTTCTGCTCCCGCGCCTGCAACAAGCGGGCATGGGGTCACCGTCCTCGACCAGGCAAACACATCCGCCAACGCGTCTTGGCCCGTGACAACTGGACGTGCTACCTCTGTGCTGGGCCCATAGACCCATCCCTTGCCTGGCCCCACCCGCTGGGCGCCTCGGTGGATCACTACATCCCGGTGTCGGCGGGCGGCACAGATCGTGACGACAACCTCCGTGCCACCCACTGGCATTGCAACGAGAACAAAGGTGATCGTCTGCCGGAGGTCGAGATATGGATCCCGGCCTGAAAGGCGCGCAGAAGCCCTACGGATATGCCACCAAGCGGGTCATCGACACCACCCCTGGACCCTGGAAGCGGTGGCGCCTCCGGTCCCGCTACGCCCGGGCAGTGCGCTTCATCCAGACCTACTGCCGGCCCCCGAAGGGCAAGGGACATGGGCAACCACTGAAACTGGCCGGGTTCCAGAAGGCGTTTCTCCGCAAGGCCCTCGCCAACGGCATCGACGCTGCGGTGCTGCAGACTCCCCGCGGCAACGGGAAGAGCTCCCTTGGCGGCGCGCTGGCGGTGTGGGCGGTGTTCGACGACGACGAGACTGGTGCGCCCCAGGTGCCGATCATCGCGACCACCATCGGGCAGGCCATTCGCAGCTGTTATGGCGTCGCGGTGGCCATGATCCGCTCCGAGCCCGAGCTCCTCCGCCGCTCGCTGATCTACACCGGGGTCGCCACCCCGCGGGTCATGGTGCCAGGCAACGGCGGGGAGCTATTTCCGATCTCCAACGACGTCGATGGGCTGCAGGGGCTCGATCCCAGCCTGGCCCTGTTCGACGAGATCGGATTCCAGTCGGTCGAAGCCTGGGATTCGCTCCGCCTGGCATCCGGCAAGCGCGAACGGTCGGTCAGCATCGGGGTCGGGACACCCGGCCTGGACCGCGACAACGCGCTGTTCTACATCCGCAACCTCGTCCATGAGGGCGGCCAGCTGCCCGGCCTGGTCTTCACCGAGTACGCGGCGCCGGCTGGCTACGCCATCGCCGATCGGGACGCCTGGCGCATCGCCAACCCCGCGCTGCGGGCCGGGTTCCTGCGCCAGTCGGCGCTCGAGACCGACCTGGGCATCACCCCCGAGGGCCACTTCCGCGTCTTCCGCCTGGGCCAGTGGGTGGATGGGGTGGACAGCTGGCTCGGGCCCAGCGGGCGGGCCCTGTGGGATGACCTGTGCGACCCGTGGGAGCCGCTGGCCGATGCCCCGACCTGGGTCGGGGTGGACGTCGGGATCAAGCGCGACTCGACCGCGGTGGTCCATGTCCAGCGCCGGCCCGACGGTCTGCTCCATGCCTGGGCCCGGTTCTGGATTCCGACCAGCGGGGAGCCGGTCGACGTGACCGACGTCATGGGCTACCTGCGCAACCTGGCCGCGCTGCACCGGGTGGAGGCCATCAGCTTCGACCCGCGGTTCTTCGATGTGCCGGCCAAGATGCTGCTCGACGAAGGGCTGCCGATGCTCGAGATCCCGCAGAGCGTCGAGCGCATGACCTCGGTGTGCGGCACCCTGCTGGAGCTCATCAAGCGCTCCGAGATCCGCCACGAGCACGACGAGGCCCTGGCCACCCACGTCCTGAACGCGGTCCCGAGGCTCAACGAGCGCGGCTTCACCCTCCAGAAGTCCAAGTCCCGGGGGCGCATCGACGGGGCCATCGCGCTGGGCCTGGCGGTGGATCGGGCGCTCCACCGCGAGCCGGTCGACGAGCCCCTGGCGGCGTGGGCCTGATGCCGGGAATGGTCCAGTGACCTGCATCGTGGCCGTCATGGAGACCGGCCGGATCGTTGTCGCTGGGGACTCTCAGGCGGGCAACACGACGCGATACAGCATCATGCCGCGTCGCGATCCAAAGGTATTTCGGCTGCCAGCGCCAACCGGTGGCCCTACCGAGTTGGTGATCGGCTACACCTCGAGCTACCGGATGGGGCAGTTGCTCCGGTTCGGGTTCACGCCGCCACCGCACCCTGCGGCGAAGGACGCCTTCGCCTACCTCGCCCAATACTTCGCCGACACGGCTCGGACGCGGTTCAAGGAGGGCGGTTTCGCTGAAGTCGATAGGGGCGTCGAGAAAGGCGGGACGTTCCTCGTGGCCTACGCCGGCCGCATCTTCGGGATCTTCGACAACTTCCAGGTAGCCGAGTTCGACCTTGACTACGCCGCCGTCGGGTCTGGCGAGGAGCTGGCGCTCGGCGCCCTCCACGCGCTGAGCGATTCGAAGAAGTCGGCCGAGGATCGGGCTCGTGCCGCAATCGCCGCCGCAGCCGCCTTCAATGCCTATGTCGGCGGGCCGATCACCGTCGAGATTCTGGAGACCGCGACGTGAACTGGCTCACTCAGCTGTTCTGCCGACACCGCGAACAGATCCATGATGGGTTCGGCGAAAGGACGTTGAGACTCGCTGGTTATACCGCGCTCGGCGAATGGTTCCGCTGCGATCGCTGCGGCAAGCGCCTGTGGCGCGTCACGCTTCGATCCATCTGGTACGGCATCGGTCTCGACCCTGGACCCGATCGTGACTCACCGTGGGATAGGACCGATCGGTGACCGCCGCCGCCGCCGCCCCTCGCCAGACCGAGAAGGCCTTCCAGGCCCAGATCGTTGAACTAGCCATCCGGTTGGGGTGGCTGGTCTTTCACCCTTGGCTCTCAATCCATAGCCAACCCGGGTTCCCGGATTTAATTCTGGTCCGCGACACCCGCCTGCTGGCCATCGAATGCAAGCGCGACGGCGAGCAGCCCACGCCCGAGCAGTGGCGCTGGTTGCGGGCCTTGGATGCCACCACCAGCGTCGTCGCCTATGTCGCCCGTCCGGGTGGCGACTGGGGCGAGATCGAGCGGATTCTGCGATGACCGCACCACCGCTCGTCCAACCCCGAACGGCTGCTGGACGGGCGCTGCTGGACCAATACCGCGCCGTAGTGGTGAAGCGGCCCGATGTTGACGGCCTTTTGACAGCTTCCGCCATCCTCACCATCGAAGCCGAGGCACGCCTCCAAGTGATGCGCTGCATCATCCAAGACTGCGAGCACGGCGACTCCTCCATGTGTGTCGAGGCACTTGGACCCCATGTCTATGAGGCGAACGAGTCCGGTGTCTGTACCACCTGCGGTCAGCGATGACCGCCCTGACCCCTCGCCAACGAGAAGTCCTGCTCGCCTACCTGCGGACCGGCTCCCACAAAGCCGCCGCACACCAGTTGGGCATGCCCATCCAGTCGGTCAAGAACCACCTGAGCGCGGCCTACGGTGTGCTGGGGGTGGACAACATCCTCGGCGCCGCCAAGGCCATCGGCTGGCTGCGGGTGCCGGAATGATCGCCCCCCTTCTCACCGCCCGCGAGGTCGCCGCCCTCCTCCGCGTTCACGTCAACACGGTGAAGCATTTGGTCTTGCGGGGCCAGCTGGCCTGCTACCGCTTTGGCACGCGCGGTGATCTGCGGTTCTCGATGGCCGACGTGGATGCCTACCTCCTAAGATCGCGGAATGAGGCGACAGATGGGAACCGGGTCGGTATATCAGGAGAGGGGCAAGTGGGTGGCGCAACTGTCGATCGGCCCTCGGAGCCAGCGCCGCTTCGTGCGAAGAACCAGGGCAACAAAGCGCGACGCCCTCGCCGCGCTTGGCGAATTGCGGACGGCGAAACAACCACCGACGCGGCTCACGATTGGAACCTACCTCACACGGTGGATGGCTGACGTGCGCAACCTCCGACCGGCCACCCGCCACGCCTACGCCAACGCGATCGACTACCACCTGATCCCGACCATCGGCGAGATCCGGCTGTCGGAGCTTTCGCCGATTCACGTCGAGCACATGCTGTCCCTTGTCGGTGAGCGGGTCGGCCCGAAGACGCTCCGCAACATCCACGCCGTCCTGCGGAGGGCGCTGGCGATGGCCGTCCGGGCCGGACTGCTAACCCGCAACGTGGCGGCCCGCGAGTTCGTGGATGCTCCGCGAGTACCAGCGCAGGAGCCGAGAGCGTTATCGGGCGACGAGGTACGCCGGCTGCTCGCCGCCTGCAAGGGTGACCGCCTCGAGGCGCTGTTCATCACCGCCGTCGCCACCGGGCTGCGTCAGGGCGAGCTGCTGGGGCTGGCGTGGGAGGACTTGGAGTTAGAATGGGCTGAACGGAAGGATGCCGGAGCGGAAACGGGCATCCCTGCTAAGGATTGGCCGGGCGTGATAGCCCGCCGAGGTTCGATTCCTCGTCCTTCCGCCATCAAGGACCCGCGACCGGATGCATCCGGCGCTAGACAAGGAAGGTTGGCCGAGCGGGAAGGCAGCGGTCCCGAAAACCGAGGTCTGGGTAACACCAGCGGGAGTTCGATTCTCTCACCTTCCGCCAGAGTCTCCGTCCGCCGCGAGCTCGTCCACCTCAACGGCCGCTACCAGCGGGTCGAGCTGAAGACGCCGCAGTCGCGCCGCGCCGTGCCGCTGACGCCATCGGTCGCCGCCGCCCTGCGCGCCCACCGCGAGCGGGTCATCGCCGCCGGCTTCGTGCCTACGGCGACCGGCCCGGTGTTCACCAACCAGCGCGGCGAACCCTTGAGCGGGTCGTGGCTGACCCATCGGTTCTACCGCTTCTGCGACCAGGCCGGAATCCGGCGGCTGGCGTTCCACCGGCTGCGGGCGACGTATGCGTCGCGGCTGGCGGAGGCTGGGGTGTCGGAAACCACCGTGGCTCGATTACTCGGACATGCCCGGACGTACACAACGAAGCAGCATTACATCGCCCCGCATGATGTCCCCCAGGTTGCCTTAGACAGCATCGAGGAGATGATCGGATGACCAGTGGCGAGTGCCTTTGGATCGGTACGCACCATTCCGAGCGTGTCATCGAGATCATGGTCGGTCCAGACCTGCCGGACCTAGCCGACCTAGATGCCGACCCTACTTCTGCCCCGCCCCTACCGAGAGCGTTCACTTGTGAGGAGCATCTGCCAATGGTGCGGGCCTACCTGGAGCGTCGATACCAGCCGCGCCGCATGGCGTATCGGGATGGTCGCCCATGACGGCCAACGTGTCACCAACGAGTCACGGGAGTTGTGACGTGGAGTGTCCAGAAGGTGCCTCGCGTGCGTAGTTGTGCTCACGAGATGGCGCGCCGGGCAGGATTCGAACCCGCGGCCTGGTGGTCCGAAGCCATCTGCTTTCGTGCTTAGAATAGGGGTGAACGTGTCACGCAACGAGTCACGGATGTTCTGGAGTCACCCCTTACCTGAGCCTGGTACTGAGATGACCAGCGTTGAGTATCACGCCCGCTGGTGGTTGGCGTGGCTGATTCCGTTGGGTGATTGGCTGCACGGACTTGCTTACTGGCACGCTGAGAAACGAGAACGGCGCTACCGATATGGGGAATATGGGGTCTTGGAGGAGTCTGATGGACATTGATCTCTGGCAAGCCTCGCCATGACCCGCAACGAGTCACGGTATCTGCCAGCCCCGCCAAAGAAGCCTAGTGAGTGCAAGCGCCACCATTGGTCATCCATTGTTGACTTGCGCACGGGTAAGCCTACTGGTGGCGTTGCCTGTTGGCATTGTGGGACCCCACGGTCGTGAACGCCCGCGCTCTCTCCCTCTGGCAAGCCTCGCTGGAGGCCGAGACGCCCCGCCGCCTGACCGTCACCGCCCCGCCGGTCACGCGCACCGTCACCGCCCGCTATGAGGTCATCGAGGAGGAGGAGCCGGGCAGCCGAGTCGGCCTGTCGCTGTCCTCCGAGATGGTCCGTCTGCTCGGCCACCACGAGGGCTATGGCCTCGCCTTCCCCGTCCGCCGCGCCCTGGCCGAGTGGAACCGCTACTGCCGCAGCCACCACCAACGCTGGCCGGACCATGCCAGCCGCCCGGTCTGCGCCGAGCTCGCCTACGCGGTCATCCGTAACCGCTACTCGCTGCGCTGGGCGGCGGAGCACAGCGGCGTGTCGTACCTGCGCGCGGAGCGGCTGCTAATCGGGGCGGTGCGGGAGATGATCGGCTTCCAGGAAGTGTGGATAGCGAGGAGCGTGGCCTCGTGAGCAAGTACACCGAATGGGCTGATAAGGGCGCCTTTCGCGAGCGGTTCCTGACTGAGATCGCTCCCCCCTATGAGATTGGATACTTCGTTGAGGAGGATGCGTGGGACATGACCACCAATCCTCCAAGTCGGACCATCACGAAGTTGCGGCTTACCGAAGTGGCCTTGACACGTCCTACGCTGTAGTACACTTCCGCCGGACAACCTGAGCGTCATGGTGCCCGAAGGCACGGCCACTCCGAAGTTGGGCATCTGGTAACCCTCGGGTATCGCTATCGCTGAAACCCCCGCCGCCTCATCGGCGGCTTCTTTGCGTGGAGCCGCCCATGACCTTCGAGCAACTCGTCGCACAGTTCGGCTTCCCGTTGGCCGCGCTCATCATCGTCGTCGTCACCGGAGCGCGTGGGACATGGGTGTTCGGGCGCGAGCTGACAGCGTCGCTGAAGCGCGAGGACGAATGGAAGCAGATCGCATACAAGGCGCTCAACGTCGGTGAGCGGGTGGTGGAAAAGTGAGTCTGCTGAGTCGGGTATTCCGGCGTCTGCTCGGCAACCGACTCATGCCCAAGCGCACCGACGCTGATCTGGTGGACGCGAAGCGGCGGCTGATCTCGCTCGAAACCCGCGCAGCGGTGTACCGCGGCAATCCGAAGCCCAAGC